ACGCATTTCGCAGACTTGACCAACACTGTTATTAAATGTTCCTCTCCACTTATCTTTAAAGTCTTTACTAACTGCCTTGTATGCAAGGAAGCATCCATCTTCAGTGATAGGAAGGTTCTCATGCTCCAAGAAGTCATACAGTTCTTGCTGACTCTGCATACTTGGATTGTCCATAAGATTTTCCAAGAACTTTACAAGAGGCTGAAAAGGCAAACCTTTGCTCATAAATTCTATAATTCTCTTACTGATGCTGCCGTGAACCTCTTCGCCCTCGAACATCACCTTGCCATTTACGATTGATACTTGCCCGTCACTAAAAGTAGCAACAGCTTTCTCAATGTCTACCAATTCTAGCAACTCATCTTCTGTTGCTGTTGGTAGTGCTTCCAGAATCAACTTGTAATTAGTATGATCTGGAATTACTTGGTGAGCCTTATTCTTTAAGATCACCGTTAAATTGCCGTCAACCCACATAAAAGGAACACTCATAATCAAACTCCTGTGAAATAAAACCTAAACCAAATTTCCTATTGTTTCTCTCAAACCGATGAGAGCAATATTATCAAACCATTTGTCTCTACCATAGTAACCATTGTTATGAATATTTGTAGGATCACTGTCCTTGATTTTCTCAATATCCAAGTCGTCGTTACCACTCATAATATACTTTAGTATCGGAGACTTGTCAATAGCACCTTTAAGAATTTTTCTAAGACTATCCATTTTAGGCAAGGTCTTGATGATTTCCTGACTAAGTGATTTCTTACCAGATGGCAACTCTTCGTAACCATACAGTTTCTTAAATTCAAAGAGCATATTGTTTAGTTTAAGAATCTTAGTATTAATATCTTTTGCATCTTCTGTGATATTATATTCACCTGCTATGTTATTTACATGCTGTTCAAGTCTTTGTCTACTAAACACTCTGAGGTTAAAGTATTCACTATTTGCAACTTGAGCAAAGTAGTAAATCAGTAGCCACTGATCCATAGCCTGAATGACTGTCTCATCTTTAATATAATCTTTGTAGTCAAGCCCATAGATATTTAAAAGATTAGCCATTAGAACTCTATCTGAATGCTCTGGCTGATGACTCCAACTTCTTTGCTTCTTAAAGTCTGCGGTAGAATATTCTTTGTTACAGTGATTAATGACTGCATCGTACTTACCTACTTCTTCTCTTAATTTCTTAGACATTTTTGCAGCCTTGCTTTTAAACCATTCATTAAAAGATACTAGGTTTATTCCCTGCTTTTGTAATTTAGCTACTGAACTTTGTTTGATAGCGTAGACGTTATATCTGCTAAACAAAATACTACCTAATACATTGTCCTTAGTCGCTAGATTATGAATCTTATGAAGGCCGGGATAAGGACTGACAGAAGAATATCTAGTAATAGGAACATAGATTACTTGTTCAGCATCTTCTAGTCCTTCTACTAGGCTATCACTTAATTCACTAAGAAAGCTAGAGTCATTAAGATTATTGCCACTAAGATCAGAACACTCTTTCTTATCATAATCTTTAGAACTTTTTAATAAAAAGATTTCGTCCTTACTAATCATACCAGCACCAGTGCCAGTTCTTCCCTTGGTGCTAGATTGTAGCAGACTACGGTATTCAGAAATATTCTTGACGTTTTCTTCTCCACCAATATCTTTAATAAGTTTAGCGAAACCCTCACCAGAATCTTCTTCTGGATTTTGAGTGTCAATCATAAGATACGCCATACAATCATTCTGATTACAATATTTAATCACAATCTTCTTAGCAGTCTCAGGACTTCTAGTGTCACAGACAAAGAAGGCTAAGGGATTAGTCTTGCGAGTCTTCTCCCAATAGTTTGATGATTTACCCTGTAGAGTCTCATGATGGATTTTATCTGTAAGGTACAACATCCTCTTGGAGCGATGACTAGCGGTACGATAATTAATAACATACAACTGCTTATGTTTACCCAATTTATAATCTAGGTCTTCACCAGCAGACAGATCATGTTTCTTCCCTTCGGTATCAATCCATTCTGCACCAGCAGTATATCCACCAGCAATATCAGCCAGCTTATAATATGTTTGGTAAGCATCTATAAGATTGTCACACTCTTCAACCTTTGTTGACATATTGCTCTTGAGTTGTAGATAAATATCTTGGGTCTTTTCTCTCAGAGTTTTAATAACACCCTTAGTATACTGTAGACCTTCTCTACTAACATCCATCTCTAGTTCACCAATATCGCAGGTGATCTCAAGATATAACCCAGAGTTTAATATCTCTTTGACTAGATTAGTCCAGTTGTCTACATCAGCTTTCTTGAATGCTCTATTCCATCGTTGAATAGCATCACTCTTTTGTTCTTGTTCTTCTTTGCCGATAATCTTATCGGAATCTACTGGGTACGCAATATTGCCCATGATAGCCACAATGCCAGCACCGGGACTGTTATATGTACTAGGATACTTGTCATCATTATCAGATATTCTACCAACACGCCAGTTAGTCCCTTCTACAATAGTATTAGTATGAGAATAAGTATGATTATTAAGAAGTTTACAAGTACCACCTTCCATAATTGGTTTAGTCTTAAAGTAATGAAAGATTCTCTTAGACTTTTCAGTAAACTCTTGGAAGTCACTTTGCTTTACTGCAAAACTAATTTCAAGACCATTAGGCTCGTCAGTATTAGTGACTCCAAACAAACTCAGACTAGGAACACCACCTTCATCCATAGCAGCAATATAAGCATACGCTTGACCGTTGTGATAAGAAGTAGTGGAAAAACTCTTAGTATAAGCGAAAGGACTCTTAGAACCAAGTCCAAGACACCCAGTAAAATCATTACTATCATTTTTGTTACTAGCACCGTAAGTTGTATACAGTTCTTCCATATCTTCTTGAGATAATCCAGTACCATAATCTCTTACCGTAAAGTTAGGGTTGGCTTGTGTGGGTAGACTGACCTTGAAAGGGTTCCTGTTACCTGATGCAACGTGAGCGTCATTAGCATTTGTAGACAGTTCACGAATAACTGCCATAACCTTGTCAGAATACAATGAGTCTGACAAAATCTTAAACATCTTACTTGTCTGAGCAATGCTAAACTGATTGCTACTGTCAACACCATTTGAATGAATTTCAACTGTACGATCTGCGAGTTTCATCTATTAGTCTCCAAAAAAAAGTTCTTGTCCTGTGATAGCCTAAGTATAACATCGGCTATCTCTTGTGTCAAGCATTAATTAAAGTTGGAGTCCATATTCTATCTGAACATGGTAGGTAGAAAAGGATATTCTAAATCCTCATCATCGTAATCATCAAACCAATCAGTATCCGGTGACAACATCATCATCATCATCCTCGTCATAATTTTCATAATTTTCTGGCTCGAAATCCTCATCATCATAGGGATTCCATTCAGTATTATATTTATTTTTGTCTTTGTCTTGTTTTTCTATTTGGTCTTCTATTAGTTCAGCAGCATCAAACACTACTTCAAAGTCTTGGATTTTATCTAAAACTAAATTAATCTTTTTTTCAAGATTTTTAATTATTCTTTTTAGTTCTCTATTATCTTTTTGTAAGATAGATAGTTGTTTACTATTATCAGATAGTTGTTTACTTAATTTAGAATATTCGGATATGGGCATATATTACCTGTACTCTTTAATATCACCATTTTCTATGATCTTTTTCTCTTCATAGGAAGTAGCAATACGACGATAAAATTCTTGCTTGACATTCTCTAATACACCAGTAATCATAGCAATTTTACTATATGAAATTTGACCCATACTTTTAGCAAGTATTCTGCTAAAACAATAATTAATTTCTCCTAACAAGACAATAAACTCCTCATTACTCACATCATTTCCATGTGTTAAGCACTCAACCATATTCTCAATACAATTATCTAATTCTAATCTTGCGCTTTCATTTATATATGGCATAATTCATCCTCATAATTAGTAGAACAATAACACTGATAATCATTACAATAGGGACATTTTGGCCCCGGCTCAAGAAAGCCCCAAGCATTACAATATGGGGTAAAACTTTCTTTTCCTGTGTCTATACATACTAGCCTATCTTTAATATAGCCAATATTTGTCCAATGGCAATCCCAAAACTTTAATCCTGCTTTTTGTTTGATTTTATCTACAAGATTTTGCAACTTATCATAAGGCATATCATCAATATCTAACATGGTAGCCTTCTCTGTAATATATCCCCAAGAGGTCGTAGTAGTGTCTGGAATCCAGTATTTTAAAAGTTCAGGGTCATAAGAGTATGGAATTTTACAGACCTCTGTGATGATCTGTGGGGCTAAATTGAACTTAGCTAATTTTTTCTGTATTTTATAAGTATCATCTGCTCTGCTTTTTAGTTTAAAACTTTTAAACCCTAGATCATCTTCACCCTTGATAGGTAAAAAATCACAATAGCTACCAGAATCATCTATATAAGATGTATCAGCCAAATAATCGTTATTTACCATTTACATTCCTGTATTCCTCATCAGTCCACATTTTATAGACCAAATAGAAATCCCTAAGTTTCCAAATTTTTGTTTTCTCATAGTCTGATAATGCTTCCTGTTTTGGATAGCAAAGCATTACCAGATATAAAAAGATCAACCCAACAATAATAATCCAACTTTTATTTTTAATTAGTCTCTCCACCTGCTCTGGTAAGTAAAGCAGCAAATACAGATAAATCTACATTATCATTAATAGTTCTGACTGAACCATCAGCATAACAAGCATTCATAATGCCGGGATGAAAACTAAACGCTTCACCATTATTAGTAACTCCAAAAGGAATATTACCAGCACAATTCTTACACTTATCTCCATTACTATCCATACCATCTAACTTAAATGGCCCAACACTATCTGCCCATCCGATACACTGATTAGTAGCACCAGTAGGAGTTGCACCATTATTAGTATCAGCTTTATAAGTATCGGGTCTACTTCCGCACTCTACAATTAATAAAGTGTTAGAAAACCCATCTCTAATATGAGCATCTCTAGTTACTGCGTCTTTAATTAAACAACCTTCATTTCTATCTTTTGCTGCATAAATATCAGAAGCAGCAGGAAATACTTTACTTTTAATACCTGTAAAGGTTTCATAGTCTGTATATCCAAGATTATTAGGATTCATGGTTGTAGCAGCACTGTCATCATCTCTAGTAGGCCCATCCACACTAGCATAACCACCGGCAGGAGATAAAGCAGAAGGGCATTTAAATACAGATAGGTTTGCACCTAGTACTGTAGCATTTTGTTCCCACCAATTTTTACTAAAATCATATTGATCTGCTATTGCTCTTTGCTCCATTTGTGATAGTAATGAGGCTCTCCAACTATGTTCTGTGCCTGAACGATTGCCTGTGTTAGATTTACCAGCAGAGTCAACTGTCCAAGAAGCAGCAGGAAAGTATCTTTGTGAATCCATGCTTGTATGTGCCGCTAAACCTTGTTGTTTTAAATTATTGGCACATGACATTCTTCGTGCCGCTTCTCTTGCAGACTGAACAGCGGGTAATAAAAGACCAACTAAAACTCCAATGATTGCAATAACTACCAGTAATTCGATGAGAGTAAAACCTTTACGATTTTTCATTATAAATTCCTCTTATGTGGGGAAGTTTGGCGAGAGGCTACAGTTAGCCTTGATTCTCTATTATACCCTTTGAAACCATTCCGGCATGTTAGAAGTTTGTTAGCTTAGTAAGAATATATATGAACAGGATTACCTGTCAATTCTTCAATAAATGTCATTGCTTCTTTAATGTCGTAATAATCTCCTATGGCTCTTCTTGTTTTATGATAATCTTTTTTGTATACGGCAAACACTCTATAGAATGGATCATCTAAACCAAACTCATCAGTATCTAAAAAATCTTCCGCTGTTTTCAACTGTTCTATAACAGTCCCTCCATTATAGTCATTCATTTCTCTACAGGTAGTGATTTCAAAACCCTTAATGACAGATTTATCGTTTGTATTTAATGCAAAAGCATTACATAGCCTGTTTGATCTGCTCATTTTGTTGCTCCTGTTGTTTTTGTTGTAGTTCTAATATTTGTGCTTGGGCTTTCTTTAATTGCCTAAGTCTTTCAGTTTCTAAATATTTAAAATATCCTAGAAAAACTTGAGAAGTGATTACGCCCATCCCACCGACGAGCGTAACCACAATGCCGCACACAAAGAGTGCGAAATCATCCATTAAAATATCCTCCTAGCGAAAGGATGCTAGGAACCCATAAACCTACAAAAATAGCCTGATCCTTGGCAATAGACTGATCTCCTAAAAACCAGAGTGAAACACTCAAAACAAAACTGGCAAACGCGGCTACAATAAAGTAACTCTTACTATTCATTATCTATCTTTCTAGTTAAGGTAAAACACAACAATAGGAGTGGCGGGAGTCGAACCCACACTGTATGGATTTTAAGTCCAGTGCCTCTGCCTTTGGGCTACACTCCCAATACTTATATTAAGTATTAGTATGATGAGCCTTCAGTCTTTCTACAATAGCCGCCATATTAGCTACGCTATCAATAGTTCTATTAGGCTTCTTACGTTCCATCTCAGGAAGATCAACACCCTTTGATGATAAAGCCTTTTTAGTTCTGCTATATCTAGCCATAGTGGATGCTACTTTTTGTCCTGTCTTTTCAGCTATTTCTGCATAAGTCTTGCTAGAAAAAACTGCTTCAAGAAATTGCTCATCACTACAGCGAACTCTCGTTTGCTTGTGTGATAGTACTGCTTCTGTCATATTAATTGTCCTCCAAGTTTATAAATCAAAAACACAACACTTGTTGTTTCTTTATTCTACTATTCTTATCGTCCTTTGTCAAGCATTACTTTAAAACTTTTCATTATATTGCGTAAGTACTTGTCAGATATAGACTTACGTGAAATATCAATTACGAAATCACGTAAGTCCTTACCTATCAACAACTTACGTCAGTTTATGATTTCTTAGGTAGTAATATGCCTAAAAGTAGGTATACCCAGAAGATAATACTACCAGTAGCTATAGCACCAAATAATGTAAGTAATCTTATAATAGTCACATCAATGCCTGTGTAATCGGAAATACCCGCACAAACACCAAAGAACATACCGTCTTCTTTATTTTTGTATAAGTTGCTCATAATAATTGTACCACCATTCGTTAAGGAATAAATAATCAGATTGAAAAGTTTTGCCGTGTGCTAATTGTTGTTTGGGGGCGGCATTTGTATCTAAAGTTTCTTTAAGTAAAAAATTAATATCGGTCATATACTCTATTACTTCATGTGTCAAAGGAGCATCTTGATTATAGGGTTGATGAGATACTTCTAAAATGATGGCTTTACTTCTTTGTACTAGATTGATACCACCTTTTAATATATCTAATTCTGAACCTTGAGTGTCTAATTTAATTAAGTCAAAATTTTGATAAGGAAATGTATCATCTAATGTGTCAGTTTTTATAGCAAAAGATTTAGCATTGTCAAAGTCAAAATGTTCGGATAGTTCTTTATAATATGATGATCCGGTTGATAGACATGCTGATCTATTTAACCACAAGTGTCTATATCTAATCTCTGAATCTAATAATCTAATGAGATAATTAGGATTGTTTTTACTTAGATGCTTCTCACATAATATATTTCCTTCTACTGAAAATATAAATGCGTTCGGAAAAGTTTGTTTAGCAGCAAGATAAAACTGACCTATATTAGCCCCAATATCTAATATACTATTCGGAGTCAGATATTTTTTCACCAATGGTAAATTCATAATCAGTTGTAATCATGTTAGTATTATGTCCATATATTAATCTAACCATATATACACCGACTACTGGTATCAGTTCTAGTTCTAACATATTTCACGTTCCTTATACTCATTTAGTAATTGTTTATTTAATTCTATTTCCTGATCTAAAATATCTTGCATCTTTTGCATAGAGATACGAGCATAACATATCCTGCCGAGGATTGTTAAAGTTTTATTTTTTTTACTGTCATCAATATAGTAGGCGTTACGCATAATCATAATAATACCTCCAAGTATAAAAGAGTGATATTATTTATTACACCTATTTCTTATCTTTAGTCATTCTAAGAAAAAACCATACTACACTTAAATCTATTACTACTACTATCCACCATACGCTTAATACTTCTAATAGAGTATGATTCATTTTTTATTTTGCTTTCTAAATATCTTATCATAATTTTCTGACCATGTATTGTATGATATATTTTTAGGTCTATTTTTATCACCTTTTCCGTTTTGACTCATTTAAACCTCCAGAACATAAGACCAGTAACGGCTATCTTCTTTTTCTTGTAAGGCATCCCAATAAACACAACGAGCAATATAAGGTGGTACTTTAAGTTTACCACAATTAACACTCCAATGTTGCTCCATTCTTTTATATTTTGATACACCTTGTTTGCTTTTATTATATGTTAAATGTTCCATGTCGTAAAGTCTTAATTGATGTACGTCACCACATAAAACTCTAGCGAAGTTTGGATGAATCATTTCTAATGCAAAAGAAACTTTAGCCATACCAAGACCAGTAACTCGATCAACAATTTCATCACGTTTTTTAACATGATACTTTTTTGTTGTCAAATAAAAGTCAGTAGGTTTAGCCCAGAATTGTGTTGCAAAATCCCAGATGTATTTTGTACGATTATTATGTAGACCTACTCCTGAATTGGCTAATTTATCTAGGAGTTTTTCTTTGTCATCAATCCATTCTTCATATTGCTTGATGGCTTCATAGCCACGGCAATTCCCCTGCCAACTTGTATGAACAGAGCAATAAGCAAACAGATAACGCCTAAAAATATCACCGTGATTTTGTGGTCGTACACTTTCCCAATACTCCTTATATGCTTCTACTTTTTCTACAGGAAATGTCTTAAAGAAGTCGTCTGCTTTAGAGCGACAATACGTAGTTTTTTTCTCAGGTTTAGTTTCTAATGCAATTACCATAACAGTCTCCAAAAGGTTTCCAAAAGCGATACTATCAATTCTATACTATTGTTATCGTCTTGTCAAGTGGTTAACTTGAATTATTCTAAAACTGTATTGTATAGTTTGTGTTGTATATGTTTATAGTCTTGGAGAAAATCGGTAGGATTGATAAAGTTATCTGCTATAGACATATTAGATATAGATTGTTTCTCTATTGGGTCTTTGTCTTTTATAGGAATAGTATGATGAATATGATTATCAAATAAAAGATTTTGTATATATAAATATTTGTTTCTAGCAGAGGATATATCTTCGTATGCTAAAATACATTTAGGTTTGTTCACTTTGTCAAATAGAGTTAAGTGTTTACTATAAACATTCGTTTGTCTTTTATAGTATCTGTTATATTCTGTTGTGTCCCATTGTATCTTATGGATTTTATTTTTATCGAAATTTTTATTCAAGCTGTTCCATATATCTGTGTCCAATGCTCTTTGTAAGCTAATAAAAGCATCTAGTAAATTATATCTGTAAAGTAAAACTACTGCATCGAACATATCAAGTAGTTCTTCAGTGTCTATATTTTGTTGAAAGAAATGTGAATTAAAAATCTTTAAACATATATTTTGTTTCTTAAATTGTAAGAATAACTTTAAACTATTTACATCTACAAATTTGTTAATTTGATTTGGTAAAGTAGAGATAGATAGTTTGTGTAGCATATCTCTATAATCATTTATACCTAGTATATATTTTTGATCCACATATTCAGATAGTCTATGTAAATGCTGAGAAATATGTGCGTATCCACTACCAAAAAACTCAGCTATATTTATAGTGTTTGTATTACTAGAAATAATACGACACAATAAAGCACTGCCTGTTCTTGGTTCAGCTAATATTAAAATGTTTTTACTGCTCATATACTTTTATTTTTATAAAATTCTACCCTCTTATAATCAGTATGAGGATTATGATATACAGGAATTATATTATCTGTGAAAGGCATAAATTTTCTTGTTAATCTTTTTTGTTGTAGCCTATTATATAAATCAGAATCTTCTCCACCATAATTAGTATAACTTTCGTCATACATGCCAACATCTAATATATGTTTTTTCTTGCAAATTAGTAATCCATTTAAATATTTTAAAAATCCTAGATTTGTAGTGTCTGTCCATTTAGATGATCCCGTCATAAATTCTGTATCCCAATTAATGTCAAGCCATTCATCTAATTGATAATAGGGATTAAATATGTAGTCTACATCTGCTTTAATAATGTGTTCACAGTCTGTATGCTTAATACATTCATTAATAACTTTAGATATATGATAGTTTGGTTTGTTTTGATATTGTACTACTTTAATTTTGTTACTTAAAGATTTTAAATAATTAATATCTAAGTCGTTTGAGTCCCAATCAACTATCAGTATTTCATTAATAGCTTTTTGATTTAGCCAAGATTGTACACTTACTTTTAATTGATTAAATCTATTTTTAATACCAACAAGTAATGATAGCTTGGGCAGATTATAGTTATTAAAAACAGGTTTAGTTATTGTAAGTTGATTTTTTTTATATCTATACCAATGGAAATACAATCTGTGTTTGTCGTCTATTCCATTCTTTTCACATAATGGTTGATAAAAGTCTTTTGCTTCTGGATACTTCTTTTGATATACAACCTCATCAAAATCTTTATCTACTGTAAAAACTTTATAAAATTTAATTATGTCTGATATTTTTCTAAATACCATAATAGTATTGTAAAACCATTCGTGCGTAGTATTTTTTCTAAGTTTATTTTCAGCATCAACATCATTGATATAGCCTAATTCTGCTAATTGATTTTTAATATATTCGTTTGATCTACAGTTAACATGGCCTAAACCGTCTTGGTCTTTTATAGCCCAGCTTAAAACAATACCCTCATCACAATGTTTGCATAGGTTATTAATAAAAGTATCAAAGTATTTTACAGGGATATGCTCTCCAACCTCTAAAGATAATACCCAATCATATTGTTTATCTAAATTAAAGTCTATGGCAAGATCAATGACATCACACATGCCATCTGTTTTAGTTTTAGTATCTGGACTGCCATCATAGCAATCAGTAGATATATTATTATCATTTAAAAATTTAGCATAATAACCTCTACCACAACCAAAATCTACAACACTTGTTGCGTTTTCTTTTTTGAAAAAATCTAGTAATGATTGTTTTAATAATTCATCATGCTTATGATCTTGCTCATCAATATTAAACCACCATCCATGTTTATTAATATGTGTCATACTAATCTCGCATCACCATGTAATATTTTGAAAGTAGGAAATCTAAGACTTATACCCCCTTCCTGATTCTTAGTCTCTTCAAAATATTGCACTGTTATAATCTTACCTAAGATAGCATCAGGATTTTTATAAAAGTCCTGTCGTTGCTCTATAGAGAATCCACTACCAACTCTAACAGTATGATCTTTATGTTTAATATAAACACATGATAGCATTTCTTCTTCACACTCTTTGCCATTTAATGTCAGAGGGAACATACCCATTTCTGTATCGAGTACTTTATACTCAGCATCATAGAAGGTTTTTACCTTTAATAAATCTTTACTACGTTTACCTTTGTATGCTACATTCTTACGGAGCATAACACCTTCCCAACCATCATCATCTGCTTTAGATACCCACTGTTGAAAGTGTTCATCATCATCTACTATCTCCATTTCTAATGCAGACAGGCAGGGACATTCATTATCTTCCATAGTAAACAATAGTTCTTTATATCTCTGATATAGATTATGTTCACTCTTCTTAGATTTAAATTCATCTTGGGTCATCATATCAAAGATTTTGTAAGATGGGTTCTTAATAGTATGATCTTTCTTACGAAGTTGCTTCATAATACCTTGAAAGTCTTCGTTACCATCTTCATCAATCAGACAAAGTTCTCCGTCAAACACAACATTAGATAAACCAAGACTTGTAATCCCATCGGCAACAACACCCAAGGTAGTAAATTCTTTGCCCGTTCTGGAGTAGAAAGTAGTATTACCAAAATGATCGACAATAGCCAAACATCTAACCCCATCAAGTTTACGAGATACAAACCACTCATCTTCCCACTCCACTAATTTAGGTTGATACTTTTCTGCAAGAGCGACACTGAACTCTGGAATAAAGTCGGGGATAACTTTATTAATAAGTTTAACACCAACCTTAGTCTTTAGGTCTTTATCTAAGATACAATAGACAAGTTCTTCTTGTTCAGGGAATTTATTGATATAAGTATTAACAATTCTGATAGCATCATGTCCTGTGTATCTACGAAGAGTTAAATCGTTAAACAGTTGGCATAGACCGTAACCTGCCTCACAATCTCCGAAAAATAAGTCTGGTCGTTTTTTAACTTGGTTACTTGTTAAGCCATACATAAGATAGTCATTGTGTGCTAGATTCAATACGTTTCTAGCATGTAGCTGAAATCCGTTATCTTCCTCTTTACCTGCTTTACAATACTTGGCAATGATTTCCTGCTTGGCTATAGTACCACTGTTGTTACGCAGTTCAACCATCATAGCTATAGCGTGTAATGTAGCAGTTCTGCATCCTTGTGGGAATTTATCGTCCATTTGTATATCCTTGTGTCCTGTGATTACTGTTCCTTACAGTATACATTATCGTCATCACAGTGTCAAGTCTTTAATTATAATTCCATCCTCTTAGAGTAAGCAGGTATGGAAATCTTGTTACAGATATATCAAATAAAGATAATTGTAATTTTAAAAGGTTCTCTGGATGATACACATAGTCTTTTGCGATAGCAGCAAAAGGAGCATTTAAAAATGTACCGCAGTATCCCCTCATTAAATCATAAGGCCCAAAAGCTAGTACGTCATTAACTCCATCTCTATGATCTCCTCCTGATGGTATCTTAATAGTATCATGAGGTTCTATATCTAAATTTAATTTACTATGTAATGTAACATCGGTTCTGTTTTTAACTACAATATCATATTCAGGAGGAACTAAACCAAAGCACATAAATATTTTATAGTGCATAGACAAGGTATTACCAGCACCTTTTACTTGTGTATCAGGATGTACTGTTGTTAATTGTTTTTTAATATTATCAAAAAATACTTTAGCTTGATTGGAGTCCTCTACCTGTAAAACTTTAGGTTTATAATACTCTTTTACCTTTTCAATAATCTCATCATCTTCATCTGATCTTCTCCACAGAGACATGAATATATCACAATCATAATACTGATAGATATGATCTACATGATTTTGTAAATATTCTTTGTTAGCTATAGGCAAACCAGAATACATCATAGCAATTTTCTTCATAAGATTAAATCCTTATACTTTATGATGTTATCACTACAGATACCTAAAACTTTGTTAAGTTTTTTAGGAGTAGATTTTTCTGGCATTACACAAATACATCTATTATTTAATTTAGACCCAGGATATGCCCATATAATTGATTTAGATGTTAAGGTATAAGCATCATTATCATGCCAAAAACAATGCAGATTATCTTTCAGTAAATTAAACAATGCTTTATGGTTTTTAGCATGACACCACAGCTTATCTTTATTTCTAAATAAGAAGTCTCTGGATATTTTATAAGATGGTTCATCATGTCCTAACCAATAAGTATTATTTAAATACCATAGATCAATCTCTACATCAAATCCTAGATTAATACATCTAACTATTTGTCTTTCTGTATTTTCTCTGTGCTGTTCAGCACCTTGCAGATTGCCTCTATGAGAAATAAAGAACATAATTATCCTATAGTCTTTTTCATTCTAGTCATGTGTCGTCCACCATCAAACGTAGTTGTTTTCCAAATCTTTACCATACTGTCAAGAGCATCTTCTGTTATATACTTTGATGGAACAGCAAAAAAGTTGGCACAGTTATGGCTGATAGCATACTCTGCTGTATAATCATCTCTTACTAATGCACATCTAATTTCATTAATACTATTAGTTAATATATTAACACCTTGTCCAGTTCTACAGAATCCGATACCAAAATCACAATCATTATTCTGTAGTGAACGGATTGCTGCTTGTATATATTCATTATAATCACAATTCTTATTTGTATATGTACCAAAATCAATATATGGAATATTGTTATTTGCTAATACTTTTTTAGCGGATTCTTTTATTTCATAGCCGGAATGGTCTGATGCTAATGCTATAGGCTTATCTCCGAATTTAGGTATTACATGATTAACAAAAAACTCTAATTCAGGTGGAGTACCTAAAACGTGCATTTTTTTTACTGTTTGTATGGACACCTTCTTTGCATCCCTAATCATTAGGTTGTACATAGGACAGATATAGAACTCTCCATTAGTTCTGATATTTTTATCAAGTGTTTCTTTTGCATACTCTACAAACATCTTACCTGTTTTATAATAGTAAACACCTACTGCCGCATTGGAACTGATAACTTCTTTTTCTGCTGTTCGTAAAGCTAAATTGTTTTCATCTAATGATACATAACTATGTGCTGGGCTATTAGCCTTAAAGGTTAAAATAAAACCATCTAATTCAGAATCAATACTATTTGGATCAAACTGGTCTTGGAAATATACATCTGGAGTATATATAATCAAAGGAGTATCATTATTAATTAAATCTTCTGCTAGTAAACAGGTTGATATACTTCCATCTGTTACTTTATCAATTACTACAATTTTAATATCTTCGCCAAATTTCTGTTTGAGTATTGCATCAATAGAGAAATTATTAATATGGTCGAGCCTTACTGCGAAAATTAAATTACAATCAGTAATATCAATAGAGCCTACTGCCATGTCGATAACATGCTTATCCTTTACCATAATTAAAGGTTTAGGCATTGTATACCCTTGGTCAATAAACCTTTGTGCCTTACCTGCTATAGGTAAAAGTAAATTATATTTCTTAGTCATCCTTTGCCTCTTTTAAATATTGTGTCATATACTTGTGAGATAGTTCTAAAGATACTCCCGTATCCGAACGCAATAATTCGTTGTTGATAAATAATGAAGCAAACATATCTCCGCAACCTAATACACTAACATCATCAACAATGTCTGCTTTACGTTCTAGTCTTTTTTCTCCATCAAAATAATACTCACTACCTCCTGCCTTATGCAATATCACGCCTTGTCTGACCATTTTAGACATTTCATTTAAATCCATGAAAACATCTTCATCAGATATAAACACAAAGTCTACATTAGATAATATATCTAAATTTTTTAGTTGTTTGCCTCTACAAAAATCTACTGATATAATTCCGCTACTTATAGTAGTGACAAAAGAAGGATCAGTCAACTCATTTATATATAAGATGTGATGCCATTTAGATTTTACTATTGTAGGTTTTCTATTGTGAATACTTAGGTTGGCTACACTTGATCTTCTTAAACTCTTTTTATCAACTAAGATTAGTGCCTCTCCAAAATCAGTAGCCTCTATATTAATTTTTAAACTCGGATTAATTATAGAAAACATTTTCCATAAATTGCCTATAGAACCAACAGTACAATCTTTGCTATTTTTGGATATAATAGTATCCATTGTTATGTGTCCATATAAAGAAACATCGAACATATTAGAACCTATAATCTAAAAGAAGTATATCAGTGCTATAAAAATCTTCAATCATTTGTCTTGATTTTTTGCAGTAGTGTGACGCATAGTTCGATGATGCTGTATTATTTAAATGTATGTCTAGTGTATAATTATTGCCAGTAATCTGATATAGTATTTTACTAAAGTCTTCGTTCATGTTCTCAAATCTACCAACGTAATCCATAAATTTCTGTCCATCAATAGTCATTTGATTATATAAAGGCTTGAAATGAATATCCTTACTAATAGAATCGTTTGTAAATCCTAAACAGAAATCATCAAAAGTTTTATACTTTAATATAGAAGAACTCCATTCATGGTGAACAGGTTTAATAAATTCTCTGTATCCAGATAAAAATCTCGACCAAGGATTTCTTACAAAACAAAACTTAGTATAATCTTTAGCAAAAGAAAATCTGTCAATGGTATCTTCTATGCCCATGTGATACAACCAAGGCTTTGCATCTCTACCATCTTCCCAAACAATATCATCATCAGCAAAAATATTGCCTAGCTTAGTATACATGGTTGTGCTGCCACATCTTGCATTACCAATAAAAATAAATTTGTGAGTATTGTTAATGAATGGCATTAATGACTCCAACACAAATGTTTACATTTATTAAAATCATTATTGTTTAAATTATCTCTTACTGTTTTATCTTTTAAGCAGGCAAAATTCTTTCTTAAATCAACCCAGCATAGTTGTTCAGGAGATAAAAACATATTATATAAGTTTACATCATACTCCCATGCTTTTTTATTAAAAGGAAATTCTGGTTGTTTACTCATAATATGTTGTAGATAATTTCTAGCAACTGATCCTGTACCATCATGAAACCATGCAACACCCCAAGGTTGTTTATATAAATCTATCAAGTCTTTTACATCGCCATAATTTAATAAATCCATAAGAGTATATTGATCTGGTGAATAGTGTGTGTTAAGTAATAGTTTGTGATTCTTTCTAAGACTCACACTACAGTAGTCGCAGATGTTTTCAATTAAATTTACAGAATCTAATCTGTTTTTAAAAACATTGTTAAATTTTTTATTTCTAGCATGTTCCAATCCTTTTGTAACTAACTTAGGATGGCCTACATCTATTTCACCCTCTACAATATTAACATCCCAATAAAACCAATCAGCAGTATCTAATGTTTTTTGACTAGGAATTTTACCATGACCCGTAAGTATAATATAGGTATCAGGATTATTGTTTCTAAAATGGCTGATACAGAAATCAAACACATCGTATTTCCAATCTTCACCATCTTTTATAAACTGATGAGTCAGTAATATACAATCCGACATTAAAAAATCTCTTTACTATCTAGTTTTTCTATATCATTCATACTACAGTCTGGTACTAATGCTCGCTCATGCAGTATATTATACAACTGACAGACTACATTATTACCTCCGTCCGTAGGTATTATATTATATTTTCCACAAATGTCAACAATATCTGGACAAGCATCTTGTGGACAATACCTATGCCCTACTTCTAGCATAATATCTTTATCGAATAAATCATCTCCTACATATAATATATCTGTTTTTTTTACGTGGTAAACAGTTTCTAATGTAGGTAAAAAAGATTTCTTATTGTCTCCCTGTCTTGCTGCATAGAAATCTATGTTCCTATTCTTTGCCATATTTTCATTTACTTTTTTATCACCAGATAGAAAGCATACGTCTATACCTGATGCTCTTAATCTTTTAATAGCAGTAAAATCTTTATCACAATAAGTTTTAGCAAATGGCATACCATCTAAACCATAGTATTTTTTACCATTTGTTAATACTCCATCTATGTCCAGTATAATTAGTCCTAGCATTTTAATCCTTACTTATTAATCAGACTCTCCCGTAAATAGTTCTTGTATAGATTCTATTTTGGATGACAAAATTTCTTTTTGCAGTTGTGCAGTCTCTTGTTCTGTCTTTAGATCGTCTATATCCTGTTGTGCTATAGTATTTCTTACTAATTTATTAGCATGTTCATATCTTTGTATTTTTTTTGATAGATTTTTTTCTACAATTTCTTGTTGTTTTAATTCTAATTTTAAAATTTTTAATTCTGTGTCTTTGCTCATTACTTTAATTCTTTTGAACGATAATAATATACTATCTTTTTAAATGCTTCTACTCTATGTTTCAAACTAAGATATTCATTCTGGTCTGTAAAAACTTTATTCAATAAGTTAGCTAGATTAGCACCTGCGGTAGAAAAATATGAAGGTATTATAGAATGAATTATTAATAGTATACCGTGATAGATACAACCAATACCATAACCTGAAGCGAATCTAAAGTGTTCCCAATATGTCATATCATTCTGTTCCAAATGTAATTTAATTTTTTTGAACATTAGATGTCTCTCCAAGTTATAGTGATGCTGCAACACTATTACTATACACCTTATGTTTCAATAAATTTTATATATCTCCAATGAATTGTGTGATGTAAATTAAAATTTTCACAAAATATATATATGTTCATACATTCAAAAGCGGCACAATCTTTTCTTATCTCTGGTTTAACAACTTCAACTTCAATATGTGTAAACATAAATGTACTATGAAAATATATTATCTGCTTTGGTCTGCCATCTATTAAAAATCTAAGTACCTGATTATGCCGAACTTTTTCTACAGCATTTAAAAGCAACAGGAACGATAATAGGATTACTTTAATTTTCATAAGTGGAGGCGAGGGGAGTCGAACCCCTGTCCAGTGTAAATTCCACATAAACTTCTACATCGTTATTCTGTTGTTATTAATACTACAGACAAAACTATCAGTCTTTCCTGCGTCATAGTGAATACACTAATCGACCGTCTTAATTCAGGTAGGACAACCCTATCCGATTATCGGAGTCAGCATAATTGGGTAAAAAGGTTTATACAACCCCTCTCACCTAAGCGGCGAGTGCTAATACAGAAGTATCGGCAATTAAAATCTGATCTATTTTTAAACTGGCCTTTAGATCAACCAGTCGATGCGATCTATACTTCTATTCACCTGTCGAAACCAGTACGCCCCCGGTTTGTATTATTGGATGGGGAGGATTTATTTTATTACCTCCAAAGTTTCAGGGTATGATATGTCAGATTTCCCTACTTTGAACCACTATCTCAAGACTGTATGGCACTTGCCCGTCCTCCTGAGCCTCGTGTGCTGTTGTGATCTCATACTGGCTACCACATTTTCAGCCACCATCCTATAGCAAGGAGGCTATCCCCACTATATGTTTTGTATTATATTATTCTGTCCTCTAAAGGTTGTGTAAATACTTCAATGTTCTGTCTAATTATAACAGGTGCTAATTGTTTGTCAAGTCTTTTTATTTGTGATTGTTGAACAAAATTAGTAGCAATACTCGCCATTAATAAAAACCATAGCACATAAGTAGCTGGATGAATTTCAGTGGGATAGGAAGCCATACTATCTATATCCTTTTTAATAATAATATATTAGACACACCCTAAATGGCTTTAACTGGGCCACCGAAATACTTTATTTACCTACGCTTCTTGGTAGCAGTTGCACCATAGCGAGTCTCACCCTGTCTACCAGTAGAACGAACTACTGTAAGACCACTCTTTTTGAGAGTAGGCTTGATGTCACTAATAGTGGCACGAAGATTACCTACCTCAAACATACTAAAAGCACTATCTTGGCTAAGAGTCTTACCTCTAGTTAGATAATTCAAAACCTTATCTTGCTTCGTCATTCAACACCTCTTTAAATTGTGGTATCCTTAAAAACAAAAGATTCTTGTCACCACTAAACAAAAATCTTACTTATTATAAGTTTGATCCTTTTCTTTGTCAACCCAAAAAATCATTTTGTTTTTTTTGTCATCCCATGCACACTCTATGTATCCTTTAGCGGCAAGTTGAGACATTGCTGATTGATATATAAGATTTCTTACTTCATCAAAGATATCTTCAAAAATATCTGCATCAATAATATATTTTGATTCTTCATCAATCTCTATGCTTTTTTCAGAGATAATTGATTCTACTTGATTTAAAGTCACAATGCCATCTAAATCTTTATCTGAATATGTTTTAATCTTACCTAGATATTCTTCGGCAAGACTAGACGCAGCAGTATCTCTCATTAGCTGTACAAATTCTTCTGTATCTGTAATAATATATTCTTCATTTTTTTTCATTATCACACTTTAATCTTTTTAGGTTGTAGTTTAGCTAGCCTATGTTTTGTTCTCCACACTCCCGTTAAGGCACATTGTTTATCTTCTCCCATCCAAATATGACAGAATCCACCTTCTTTTGAACCGTAAGCAACAATTCCATTCTTATCAGTATGGATTACTGTAAACTTACCTCTACATCCCATAGGAATAAACTCCCCATCTACTACAGAGTATGGGCCTCCTGTGGCTTTAATTCTATCACCCTTTTCTAATTCTTTCCAATCGAACTTCCTAATCATTCGAGTGGTTTTTCTTTCTTTGCTCTGAACAGCAAACATGAAAGGATGTTGGCATTCTAAACACATGTATGCTCTTGGGCCACATTGGTGTCCACACTTCTCGCAAGTCTTTTTACCTTTAGGCATAATCTAGTCTCCTGTGAAATAAACTGATACTACCAGTATATCATATTTATCGGCAGTTGTCAAGTAGAATCTTTAGATTCTTTTTCTTCTAGCCAAAGATTATATTTATTTTTACTTTCTTTAGCCTTCTGTATAAAATTAAGAAATGCTTGTTCTGCACTGTCCTCATTCTTGTCAAGAGGATAATGTTTAACTTCTTTATTTTTATCTACTGGTAGTCCTGTAGATAGAGAAAATTTTTGTGGTTCTTCCATAACTATCTCCTATTTAGTTGCTAATAGATATAATCCGATATTAGAGAAAGCATATCCAAAATAAGCAATTCCCATACCGGGATTACCTTTTAACACTTGTTCAATACTTACATATAAATATATCACACCTGTTAATACAATTAACCATCCACTCATATTGATACACCTTCCATATATTTAGCGATTGCTTTGTCTTTCATTTTTAATTCCATATCTACATCGTAGTCTAAATCCTCATAAGTATAGAAATCATTTTCTGCATAATCTGCATGTTTGCGTGGATTGTTTCCCTGTGCAGATTCGCTGTAATGAAACAAAGGTTTTATATAGCCCCATGTTAGACAACAAAATCTAATAGCTTGTTGTTCTGTCCATCCATCTGGATGACATTTGTGATGCAGATAATCAAACGTAATTGGTATTTTAGTTTTAGGATAAAAATCTGTTAATAGTTGTTTTACAGACCAGCAATTAAGTTTATCATCGTTTTCGATAACAATACGATTACGACAATTATAGCTAAGTCTATTGAAATTCTGTATAAACCTTTCCACAACTTCATCGTTACTTCCCTGACGATTGTTTATATGTAAATTCATCGGACAATTATAATTGGCAGGACAACCTAGTTTGTCAAGGAAGTCTGAGTAAAAATTAAGTTCTGTAATGGTTCTGTCAACAGCATCAGTATTAGTGGATGCAAGAACATTAAACTCACTAGGATGACAAGATACCCTAACCTGTGTATCTTCTATAGTTTGTTTAATTGCCGCTATTTCTTGAACGATGTCATTGTATTGAGGAACATCAGCAAGAGTAATATTAGCAAGACGATAGGTAATAAGAGGAAATAGATCACTACTGATCCTATAAGTATAACCATTGTCTGCACAGTAGCTAATGTGGGCATGAGTAACCTGCATATTATTGAGTATACGAGAGCCTAGAATATCTAGTGCCTCTTCGCGTGGAAGTGATGAGAAACGCTTGTAAGTCATAGTTTGAAAGCTATAACCTAGTTCTTTAAGATCGAGAGAAATACAGCATAGTCCAAATTTCATAATTGTTACCTCTTCCAAATGATTATAATATATCTATCGGCAACTGTCAAGCTAAACTTTAAAGAAAGACACAAAGTGATATGCTGCTGATTTTATGGTAAAGAATAGGAATGGAAATATTAGAAACACATCCATTAAATCAAAATGAGAATGTGAACATGGACACAAACCTAAAAAATGTAATAAATTATTTATCATTTGCCCATCCTAATGCAACCGAAATAATTGGAAATTGATTACAGAAAATATCTTTACAACTTATAGCAATATCCTGATGTTCTTTCTGAGTACCATTAGCACTTCTTAAATCTATATAATGAATCCAACTACGAATACTACCACTCATATATAATCTAGTAGGAGTTGCTAGTGGTAATACAAATCTAGCACATTCTTTTGCAACACCTTCTGCTAGCATACTATCATATAATGCTTTTGATTTAGCAAACAGTTCTCTCATTTGCATGTTATACATTGCTTGTTTCTCGTCATCAAGATCATCTATACTATTTTGTCTGTTCTTATGATCCTGCGATCTTAAATCTGGTAATGGTATATCGTTGCCGAGATCATTTGTGTCTGCATATCTTTGGCTAAATTCTTGAAAGGTAAAACTTCTATGTCTTAATATCTGTGCAGCTATACCTCTATTAGTATTAATCTCAACAGTCATAAATGCCATCTCAAAGATAGACCAGTGCTTATGTTTAATACAATAACTAAGTAAACCGGCAATACTACTGTTATCTTGATTGTTTGGGTTAGACACTCTGGCACAATATGCTACATTCTTTTCCGCATCTGGAGTAGCATTAAGTAATTTAGCACTATGAATTTTTGTCATTTTTATTCCACCACTTTACTAATCTATCCCATACTGGCCTAAAGAAAAACAATACAATATAAGCGACAACTGCTTCTATAGCTTTACCAAAAATAGTAGTCATTGTTATTGATTGTTTTTTAATTGGCTTATCATCACCAAGATGATCTTTCATAATCTATTTCTTTCTGTATTTGTTCTTGTCTATATCTTTCTTGATGTGCTAAATGTTTGTTATCAGTTATGTCATTGTAAATAGCCATAGCCATTTTACTCAAGCTATTTGTAGTACCGTGTCTTGCAGGATCATCCAATAATTTCCACTCATAATTATAAGGATTGGCTTCGTCACCAGATTTCTCTCTGTCAACTTTATATCCCTTATCCTTAGCCCACCTCTTTATATTAGTCCAATTCATTTCTTATAACTTCTACTTTCAGGATCATAGCTATCTAAACTTTTGTCATATCTTTTCCATGTTTCCAAGTGTTTAATCGCAGTCATCTGGGATTCTTGTTTTAGTTGCATAAGCATTTGATGCTCTATTAATTTATAAAGATCATCTATATGCCCTCTAATCTCATGAGAATTACCTATACCATCAAGTACCTGAGAGATATGTTGTTTAATATCTGCCTGAACACAAGCATACTTTAAAGGTAGCTTATCCTTCTTACTCATTTGTTTATATTCTTCAGACATGATCTAACCTTGGATAAACTTCAAGCACTTTTTCTAATGAGGAAATGACTTGGAATAAGTACATGCTCTTAGTATTATTAATATCATCAATATGATCTAAATGATCTATCATATGTTTTAATATATTTTCATACCCAACTCTATCGACCAACTCTTCTATGTCATTTCTGACATTGAGATAAGACAGTTCTGCTCTATCTTTATCAGATAACCTAGACATAGACCTTCTTTCCCTTATATAAATAACCACCATTAGGCTCACATACTTCTAGTATGCTGTTGAAATCTCTTTTCAGATTATATCTAGCATCTTTAGCAGGAGCGTTCCAAGTTGCTGCCTTGTAAATATCTAGGGTTTCATTTTCAAGAAATGCGTGTACGCTATCATTACCATGATCTGTCTGGATAATCTTAGTATACTTCTTATTAATCTTAAAATGAAAGAATGTAGTCGGTTTCTCTTTAGACCATTTACCATGCTGACGAGCAAATGCTTTACTCTCTAATATTTCACACCATTCTTCTACAAAATTTAAATACTTATTAATCATATCAAGTCCTCCAAAAGTAAGTATAGCACAAACGAAGTCTTTGTCAAGAATTATTCTTCCGGTGGTTCTGGAAACAGTGCTGATAAAGCTACTAATTTTGATCTGGCAGTATCTAGTTTTCCGATTTGTTCATCAAGAACATCTAAAATATCTGGATGTTCTCCAACACCTACAGAGTTCTTAAAATATAAATCCAAAACTGCTAAAGATGCTTCAATTTGCGCCTGATATTTAGCCTTTAATGCTCTAGCGAATCTATTCATTTAAATTATCCTCCGAATTAATATAAGTAAAAGTAAATTCTTGTTGATGTGCAGGTATATTTATAGTATCAGAAGAATTATCTTTGTCAACTGTCTCTTCATTTATCATAATCTTCTCCATAACATTTTAACTATAGAATTGCCTAATATGATTGCTATTGTAACTTCTAAAATATTTACAATATCCATTATCTAATATACAAAGGTTGATAATACCATTGCACCTGTGGTATGTAAGTAATCTGTCTTTCTTTTCTTAAAAACCAACAACGTCTTTCTGTAATAACTGGCACATTATAATAGTACGGAGTCCAACCATAAATTAAAGTTGGTTGTGGTACTATATATGTTACAGCAGGAATGGGAGTTGTTACCGCCATTGGTGGTGCAACAGGTACACTTGTTACCCACTCACCAGTATAACCTATTGAACCCCATAATGCAACCGCTAAAAATAAAAATGTCCTCATAACATTCCCTTTCTTTTAAATATTAGTCTTACTATTTTCCCATGTCTCTCATCTCGTCCCTGAGTCTGAAAGCCCTATTAGTATCTCGGCTATTTAGTGTTCCTTCCTTTAGATATTTTTCCACATCATCAGTACTCATTGGAACCCTAGCTTCATCTTCATAATAATACTCCCAAGGTTTCCATCTGATTCTAATATTTTCTATCTTTATTATTTTATTTCCATTTTTATCTGTGCAGGAAAACTTGACCCAGTACCATTCTTCTGCACACATCGCCTCTTCAATAATTTGTACATCTCGATATTTACCCATTACTCCGAATATTTTTAATCTACCGCGACCATAAAGCCATTGTAGAACACCTTCGTCTTCAAAATCAATCGGGTAAAATGTATTGCATATAGAATTTTGAACGATAGGATACTTCCAACCAACCCATTCTGCGTTTACAATAAAGCCGATTGATATTCCTATAAATAGTAAAAAGATTTGATAAAATAAAGTGCGAAAAACAGTTATAAGTATCATAATAAAACCTGTGATATGGAGAGATTTAAATAGCATGATACTTTTATTTACACCTATCTGTCATATCTATCAAAATAATGATGTGCAACTACTTCTATTGCTATTAATAATACTATAAAGATAAAAAATTCTGTCATTTCTTTTTCTTATACTTACTTTTTAATAAATCTGCAATCTGCCCAGCTACAAATGGTATAGTATTGCCTCCCCAGTAATACTCATTAATTAAATCAACAAGAGTACCAGATATGGGACTGTTAGTAAAAAGCCTAGCAGTTCTTGGAGTATATTCTGCGGCAATGTAAGAATAAACATCCATATAGAAACAATGCTGTATCGCTCTAAGTTTTGCTGCTTTTATTTCTTTCTTTCTTTTTTCATTCATGGATTTAGCCTTAACATAGCAATAATTTTATTAGCAGTTCTACTCACTTCGTATTGTTTCTGTAAACAGTCTGCCAATATTCTATCGACAGTTTGATTGTTTTTCTTTTGCTTAACTTGTCTAAGCAATGCTTTACTATAATTTTGCTCTATATAAGCAAAAACTTCGGAAGTAAAATTAGCAGTTGTTGTCATTTAATCTCCTATTAATAAGAATGTATAGTCCAAGTAGTTTCAATAATAAATTCCATTTCTAAAGTCTTGGCAAGTTCTTGCCCTAATTTAGTCATCTTTGTTTCAAAAAGATCACAAGAATTAAACATGATATATAGAACATCAGTCATTATATCATAACCAGTTTCTCTGTTGTTGTCAAATATTCTCATATTCCATTCAGGCAAATCATCAGCATCAACACCTGTATGTTCGCAAAATGTTCTGATCATAATAGCATTACGTTCACGATCATTTTCATAACCAGATGAGTATTCGCCTTGCTCCATACTAAGTTCAGCAATAAATGTGTCAATGAATCCATCTCTGCTTTTAATCATATTGGCAGCAGCGTCTTTATCTATATAATTATTATGTGAAAAGATGTTTGTAATTAATTCTCTACAGGCTTTCTTTTTAATTGCATTCCTACGAAGAAAGTCTACCATCTCAACAGCTACAGCACTTTCTGTATAAATATCACTACCCATTATTAGTCCCCCTCTTCTTTAAAAAATTTATAACGTAATTCTCCATCTACAGCACCACCTAATCTTTGCAATGCTTGAGAAAATACTTCGTTGGCACACTCTAAAATATAATTGTTTTGTTCTTCTTCATTTAACTTTAAGTATTCGTCACCACTAATATATTGAGGTTCACTATCAGTCTGTTCATAATCCTGTTCTATCTCATTATTATCGCTAATTAATAAAAACCTAACCTTGCTAGGTTCTACTTTAGCCCATGCTTCTAAGGATATAATCATTCTTCAAAATCCTTTGTAAATCTATAGTATAGTCTTTCTACTTCTTTTAAATTATAAGAATAAGGAGCGACATTATTCCCATTCTTATTATTCCATCTCATGTCTTCATGTAAAGAATCAAGAGCATCAAGAACAATATCCATATCAGTTTCTTCAATAAGATGTCTCATTAAATTTTATCCTTCAATAAATCTTCGAGAA